GAAGTTGATGGCATCGAACTGGTCTGCACTGTCATCCCTACAGAAATCAAAGTCGCCACCTACGAACTGGCACGCGCCCTCGCCAACGACACCGACGCCATCACGGGCAGCACCGGCACCACCGGCCTCTACGACCAAGTGGAATTGGGCGAACTGAAGGTCAAATACAAATCCAGCTCAATGACACCGGGCATGGTGAACAACGTCTTCGACCTCTATCCCTGGCTGCAGACCTACCTCGGCGCTTATTGCATGGGGGGCGCCACCAACTACGCCGTCCGTCTACGTCGAGGCTGACATGGGCCTGATCGACACCACCTTTGCCCCAATCCCCACCTCAGTCCTTGCCGACTGGGGCCAAAACATCACGTATATCAAAACGTCTACACCCCGCACCTACAACCCAACGACTGGAGCCGTAACTGGCGCCGATACCACGGTCACAGTCAAAGCAGTCATCACCCGAGTCAGCCCGCGTGAAGCCGAAGGTTTATACCAAACCACTGATCTCAAAGTCATCATTGGCGCCAGCGAGCTTGGCACGTACTACCCGACTGAGGCCGACCGCATCCAATACCAGCAAGCTGGAGCAACCCGTGAGGCAAAGATCATCGCCATCACAACCTATCGCGGCGACAACCCGGTTTACCACTCTCTAATCGTGAGGCCCCAGTAATGGCAAGGGACTTTAAACATTTAGTGCGCGACATACAAGAACTAGTTACGAACTCTGCCCGTACAGCCGCAGTAGAGATCATGAATAGTTTGGCCGAACAAGGCCCTGCCTACTCAGGTCAATTCTCGTCTGCCTGGTACGCAGTTGAGCCTGGTCAGCAAGCAGGCGCCCCTCGATCAGCAGGAAACAACATCTACAGATATGACTTGCGTAACGTACCAAAAACACGATTTCGTTCCGGCACTTACTACGAAATAGTCAACGGAGCTGACTATGCTCCACAAGCTTTAGATCTCGAAGAGGGCCGTTTTGAGACCCAGTATGACACTGAAGGTAATATCCTTGAACCACTAAAAACACCAGTAGCCGTTGGCCGCCGCACGGGGCCAAAACGAGGTCAAGTAAGCAACGGTGCTGGTTTTGCTGTAAGCACCGCACCGTTGGACTGGTACGTTACATACACAAGCGGTGGTGCCATGCAACGCGACTTAGGAAACGGTGTCCGCCTCGGTTTTCGCCAAGGCCCTCGCGGCGGCAACGCCCCAGGTACAGGATTTAACTGATGAACTACCAAGCAATCCGCGCTGCCGTCGAAAACCCACTGCTTTCCGCCTTTAGTGCACTGGCACCTGCAGTGCCTGTTTACTTCGACAACATCACAGCGGTACCACCTAACACCACTACTGAGTACGTGCGCGTCAATGTTACTTTCGGTATTACCAACGAACCCACGCTTACCAGCAGCGTTGACAACGCCCGTGGCGCGATTGTTATCCGCATTTTCACGGAAAAAGGACGCGGCCCAGCCCGCAACCAAACGCTGATCACCACTGCAGTCAACGCACTGGAAACACTCAACAACACCGCCAAAACAACCAGCGGCGTATTTTTCCGCGTTGGCGAAATTAACGGCCCGACGTTTTCGACAACAGAAGATGCGCCCCACTTTATGGGGCGGATAGACACGTCCTACGTTGCAACTGTGTTGTCGTAGGTAATGCTTAGTTACAGGCGCTAACCTGTATTAAGCCGGGCAGTGCCCGCCCAACAACGTTCACTTGGTACGCCCTATGGCCACCACCGTTCTGTCCGGCACGTCCGGCGCCCTCTACTACAAACCCGCCGGTACCACCGGCACCTTCGGTGAATCCGGTGTCAACATTTCCACCGATGTGATCACCGTCGCCCCCTACCTGAACTTCAAGGTAGGCGACCCGGTGAAATTCCGTGTGGTGAATAGCCAAACTGGCGGCTCCGGTACCGGCACCCTGCCTGCGCCTATCTCCGACGCCACCACCTACTACGTCCTGAGCTACACCGCTGCGACTGGTGCACTCACCGTATCGACTACCGCTGGTGGCACCATCCTGGCCATCACCGATGACGGCACTGCCGTTGCCCCCAACGAGTTCGAGGTTTACTACGCCGACTTCGCCGTAGTTGGCCAAGTCCGCGACTGGAGCTTTGAGATCAGCCGCGCTGAAATCGACGTCACCACCATCGGTCAAACCCCCGGCCAGTACGTGCCCTTCCGCAGCTACATCAGTGGCTTCGGCGATGGCACCGGCACCGCAACGGTCTACATGACCAACGAGGACGCCGCCCTGTCCAACCGCATGATCGAGGACGTGCTCCAGCGCCAGCAAACTGGTGCAGCCTTCAAGCTCTACACCGACCGCGTGTTCAGCGGCGGCACTCTGAGCGAAACCCTGAGCCGCTCGATCTCGTTTGATGCAGTGCTGACCTCGGCCAGCCTGAACATCAACCCCGACGACGCCCAATCGGTGACCGTCAACTTCCGCCCCGCTGCTACGCCTACCTTCGATTTCAGCCAAGCCTGATAATCTGCTGTCGCAGCCAGTTCAGCAGCCCCGGCCCCAAGCCGGGGTTTTTTATTTCTACTCCGCTACACTAATCGCATACCCCAAGCACTGGTATGCCCGTTCCTGTACGCGCAATCGACCGTCTCCGCAAGGCCGCCAACCTGGAGCCCGTCAAGAAAGTAGTAGAGCTTTCCGATGGCACCAAATTCGAAATGTGGGTGGCACCGCTGACAATGGCTGAGCGCGAACGCGCCCAAAAGCAAGCCAAGTCCGACGATGCCAACGCCTTTGCGCTTCAACTGCTGATCGCCAAGGCCCTCGACGAATCCGGCGCCAAGCTGTTCAGCGTCGGCGAGGTGGACGTCCTGAAAAACGAAGTTAAGGACAAAGACTTGCAAGCGCTGATGCTGGCGATCCTGACCGACGACGCCGAGCCCATCGACCCAAAATCCTGAGCGCCGAACTCCGCAAGGACAGCTGGCTCATGCTCCAGTTTGGCGTCGCCAAAGAGCTGGGCCTAACCCTGACCGAAGTTCGGACCTCGATGACAGCCGAAGAACTCCTCGGCTGGAGCGCCTATTTTCAGATCCTCAATGAGGACCAGCAAAAGGAGCTGGAAAAAGCCAAACGCCGCCGCTAACCCGGCGGCTTTTTGTCGCGTAGACTGTTTTTACGCTAGTGCTAACAGGTCGGTGGCCGATTACAACGCCAATATCAAGGTAAATGCAGATACTCGGGACGCTGAGCAGGCAATAAAGCGCTTAACTGCAGAACTAAATAAAATTCAGAACATATCTACAGCCGTAAAAGGTGTAAAAAATATTGGCGAAGCGTTTGTACCGCAACAAGCATTAACAAGACTAGAAAAAGGTCTTCAAACAATAGCTAGCCGCGCAAATACAACAGAAAAAGTATTTGCTCGTCTCGTAGAAGGTGTAGGCACCTTAGGTGCATCAGGCGCTGTACTAGAAGGTCTTAACCAAGCACTTACAGGTATTGCGACAACAACCGGCCAATCAGCAGCTAACTTTTCTGGCGCAGCGCGCAAAATTGACGAGTTTGCGTCGGCAGGCGATTCACTACGCACCACACTGGCTCAAGTAAACAATTTACTTGTTGACGTAGGACACGAGATTGCCCGAGTTGTTGTCCCTGGCTTTGCGGCCATGGACGATACAGCACAAGCAACAGCTCAAACAGCAAACAAACTGCAGTACGCTCTGCAGCAATTTTTAGACTCGTCTGAAGGTATTCGTGCTTTTGTTAGTAACATAGGCACACTTCAAGGTGCAGCTGGAGCAGCAACTGTAGGACTTATAGCGCTAGCCGCTGTTGTGGAGGGTCAATTATCTGAAGCGCTTTACGACATTGATGCCAGCGCTTCAACAGCACTAAAACAACTTGCCGATGATGCCGCACAAGGTGCTAGCGAGCTTCAACGCCTTATCCGTGCAACGCAAGGAACAGTAGAACAATACGACAACTTAATTGCTAAAGGCAGAGAGCGTTTACGCACTGTCAACGCAGAGTCAGATGAAGCACGACGTGCCGCTAATACGATTACACAAGGTCAAAAGCTACTTAATACCGAACTGGAGCGTCAGAACGACCTATTGCTTGAAGCTAGAGGACTAAGACCACAAACTGTTGAAAATAAAGCAACAAACACGTACAACGTTACTCAGCGCAGAAAAACATTTTTGGAAGAGCAAGCTTCCGACATAGAAGCACTTAATGAAAGTTTGCGCAGGCTGGAAAGTCGTCAAATCAACTGGGCCGATGCCCTTGGTATTGACGCTATTGAGGGTGCAGCACGTAACGCTGATCGCCTATCGCAAGCATGGACAAAAAACCAACAAGCGCTTACTAGTTGGGAGGTTGCTTTAAGAGAAGGGGGTCAATGGCTTAAAGAGTTACAAGCGTCTATGCGTACTGATGCTGCTGATGCTTATACACGCGCACTTCTTAATCAGCAACGAACACTAGATGCTTATGCAGACTCTGCAGCACAAGCACGTAGAACTATTGAAGGTTCGGGTTATACGGGAGAAACACCCGCATTGCGCCCTGCTGGCTTTACCGATCAAGATGTAAGAATTAAGAATCTGCTTGATGACCAAGAAGCAGCCGCAAAAACTATATTTAATCTTGAAAACGAATTCAACAAAAAAGTTCACTTTACGGAGCTTGAATTTATTCGGAAAGAACTAGAAGCAGAAATAGATAAGATTGAAGCAATCGGCGCTGCGCAGAAAAAAGCTGATTCGGCAGCCCTCAAAGATTTTGATGCGCGTCTAAAAGATCGCACAGAAAAGTCAGCACGTCGCCGCGAGATGACCGAAAACGTCATCATTGGTGGCGCCTTCCCAATGCTGTTTGGCGGCGGCCTCGGAACTGTAACCGGCGGCGCATTGGGAGGTTTGATTCCAGGCAACCCAATGCTATCTGTGGCCACCAGTGCCGTTGGCGCACTGGTGGATCAATTCGTCGCTTCTGTGACGGAAGCAGGAAGTGCAATGCGTGATCCGATCACAAATTTCCAAAAACTTGCGGATGCAGGTTTAATTGCCAGCCGCAGCCAAAAACAGTACATCGAACGCTTAATTGAAGCCGGTCGCGTAACAGAAGCCGCTGCAGCTATTCAAGCCGAGCTAGTAGAGAAAATAGGCGCACAAGGCGTCAAAGACCTCCAAAATGCTGGAGCTGCAAGTGACTCATTTAATAAAAAGTTGGCCGAACTAAATCTGCAGATGCAGGCGGCTGTAGCCGGACCACTTACCGATCTACTTACCTGGCTCAATACATTTCTCGCCAGTGTCACCGCATACAATAGACAGCAAGCAGCGCAAACTGATTTCCTTACTTCCCTGCAACAAACAAACCCGCAAGCGTATCAACAGTACTTTAGAGAATCAATGCAACTACGTGAAGCTAACAATGGTGTTGTTAATCCTCAAGCATTACAACGTCTGCAGCAGCAATACATGCAACGTTTTAATTTACAGCCCGGAGCTGTAAGTTCTTCTATCGACAAGACTCCAGAACTTCAAGCACAAGCACAAACAAGAGAACTTGCCGCCCAAGTACAACTAGAAGGCCAAAAGCTAACTCTGGCCGGAATGTCCTTAGAAAAGGACGGCCAAAGTTACGTGGCCGTAGCCAAACAAGTAGCTCAGCAAGAATACAAAAACAAACTACTCGAAATTCAAAATTACTGGATAGGTAAGGCGTATGACGCTACAAAAAATCAGTTAATGATACAACAGGCCAACTTAAAATACGCGGCTGAAGTACGTAACATTGATCAACAGGCTGCGCGAGCTGCAGAACAAACTAATCAGGACAGAATCAGAGCTTACCAGCTTATGCTTCAGCTGCAAAACCAGCTGGCGCAAACAGTCCTCGATGAATACGCAATTCTAGAAAAAGGTGTAGATCTGTATAAAGGACCTATTGCTGGGTACGAGCAGAGTTTAATTCTGCTGGAAAGGCGCGAAGGAATTCAAGAGGGGATTATCCGTAACGAATACGCTTCGGCAAAAGCCTCAGAGGACTATGCTACTAATCAAAAAACGATTGATGCTACGTTTGATAATAGACTAAACAACTTAAAGTTAGAATATAAGTACTTGAAAGAAAACCTAAACGTACAGCGGGAACGCGCCAAGCTAGAACAAGAATTAGAAGCGCAGCAACTACTAAGTCAAAATGCCCAGCGCCGTATAGCAGGTCAGACTGAAATTGATAGGCTGCAAACCCAGCTTGAGTTTCCCTTTGGAGGCGAACAATTAGAACGAGATATGCAAATGCTAGATCAGTACATGCGACGTTTAGATGAACTTATTCCTATACAAGAAAAAATAAACGCGTTAGAAAAAAGTATCGAAAGCGCACGAAACACACCGGGCGTACTTACTGATACTCAGTTAAACGCTAAACAGGCCGAACTTGCTGTACAACAAGACCAGTTAGCCCAGTTAGAAACAGAACTACAACTTCGTGATCAACTAGAGCAGCAACTTTTAAGGCAACAGCAAATTTACGAAAAGTACGGGTTCATCGTCAACGAAGTATCACAAGCCTTTAGCGATTCAATTACAGGAATAATCACTGGCACGACCACGGTAGCCGAGGCGTTTAGCCGCATGTTTGAAAACATCGGCAAAGCCTTCATTGATATGGCTACGCAAATGCTGGCACAGCAACTGTTTATGACAGTACTACGTTCCTTTGCAGGGGGTGGGAATCCGGCAGGCAGTGGAGGCAACGTTCTACCAGGAGGATGGCAACAGTACGCGTTCGCCGAAGGCGGCTTTGTTACTGGTCCCACTCGCGCTCTAATTGGCGAAGGTGGCGAGCCGGAATACGTCATTCCGCAATCCAAAATGACCGCCGCCATGTCTCGCTATTCGCGTGGCGCACGTGGAGAATCTGTGATTCCTGGCAGCGGTGCCAGCACTGAAGGCGGAGGCGCAGCAGCTGCTTCGATGGAACCCATCGACGTTCGCTACAGCGTGGAGCGCATTAACAATGTCGAGTACGTTACGGCTGACCAATTCCGAGCCGGCATGGCACAAGCCGCCCAACAAGGCGCCATCCAAGGCGAACGCCGCGCCATGCGGACCCTGACTAACAGCGCTGCTGCTCGCGGGAGGCTCGGAATCTGATGGAATTCAACTACGGCCACTTGTTCGAGGTTGGCCCAACCAATCAAACCCGCTTCAGCTTCCAAAACTTTCGCATCAACGCACAGATTACGCACAACAATCGCAACTACCTATATCTACCTTTCGGATTTGGCGGTGCGGTTGCAACGCTCAAGGGCGACAACCTAGATGCCACCTTGCAATTCGGCAACACCGACATCACGCGCAACTGGACCGCCGAAGCAATCCAAGGTTTGTGGGTCGGCAAAGTGACCACAGTTTTGTGGTCAGAAGCCAGCATCGCCCGCGTTCTGTACAGCTATTGGGGTGTCTGCTCTGCCGGCGGCTGGGATGAAACCAGCATCCAAGTTTCGCTGAACAGCGTGCTGGATGCCGTTGATGCAAACGTACCAGCCCGCCGGTTGACGCGCCGCACAATCGGCAATCC